GACACCACCCGATCCAGGTAATCAAGTGTTGTGTTGTTTCCCTCCAGGCAGGGGCAGTGTTGGTATATGGTTTGCTTGCATCAGTAATAATCTAAGCAAGTACATGATACCTGCGGCAGCGCCCAGTACCAATTGGGAAAATATTGACCCTTACAGTTTACAAACCGGATCAGGCCCAGCACTTCAGCCTGCCATAGTACCAGGGACTCCTTATCCTGTTGGCGATTTTAATGATTTAAATCCTGCTACTGCCAAGTCAGACTGGATTAAAAATTTAAGACCAATCAATCCTCAGGCTACAATTCAGTTAGTGTTGTCGGGGTTAGATAAGGATCCTACAAGGGGAGCCATAACCAGTAGTGTGCAAAGAGATCCAGTTAATAGTGTGTATGGTTTTAACACACCGGGAAGACCGTTACCCAGTCAAGACACAAAAAATGTTCCTAATCTAAAACAAAGAATCGAAACAGGCCAATTTAATGCTAATGATTATAAAGTCACTGGTCGAGTGCCTGGCCATAGTTTGGTTATGGATGACGGAGATATTCGGTCAAAATAATCTAGTGCGACTTAAAACTGCTGCTGGCCATCAAGTTTTAATGAATGACAGCGAAGGATTTATTTACATCAGTAATGCTACCGGTACTGCTTGGGTTGAATTAACCAAACAAGGCGATGTTTTAATTTATAACAGCAGAGATTTGAGTATAAGATCAGAAGGTAATATACAACTGCACAGCGACAGAGATGTAATGATAAATGCTGAAAGATATCTTAAACTTAATGCAGGGGCTGTACAGATCGAAGGCAGTCAACTGACTTCTGTTGTGGGAGTTCAAAGTCTGCAATTGTTTGGTGGTCAAACTTCTATTAGAGGCCGGGCCAGAACCAGTTTGTCCAGCGGCGGCTCTATGGCCATTACCTCAGCTGGTGGTATGTTGTTAAATGGCAGTACAATTGGGTTGAACAGCGGCGGCGGCGGAGTTGACGCAAGTCCAAATTTAATTCCTAAATATTTAAACCCTGACACATTGTTTGGCGGTAGTCAGTGGGTAGTTAGAACCAACAGTCTTCAAAGTATTTGCTACAGAGTGCCTACACATGAACCATATATAAGAGGCAGTTTGGCCGCGGCCATAGAACAACAACAGCAACAAATCGAAGACAGTTTTCAACCTGCCAATGTTACAACCATTTCAGGCGATACAGTGGCGGCAATAAATTTACCACCCAGCGCCACAGTGGAATTTGCCAGTAGTCAAGATCTTGCCAATCCTGCGCCTACTAGTGCATTTATTGAACAGCCTGATCCTGTTACAAATATGGGTAATTTAAGTAATGATGAATATAGGGCATATTTGGCACAAACTGCATATAACAGCAGCGGTGGTGATTATGCCGCAGTGAACAATTTTGGATTTGCTGGCCGTTATCAACTAAGCACAGAAGCTCTACAATCTGTGGGCTACCTCAAACCTGGCACTGAACAAACCTTAGAAGCTATTAGCAACCCAAATAATTGGGTTGGTGGGCCGGGACAACCAACCAGTCTTGAAGATTTTTTACAGAATCAAGAATTACAAGACAGTGCTATGAATTCTTACACAACCAATAATTATAATGTGTTGCAAACTGCGGGCGTGATTACCGCATCCACTCCCAAAGATCAAATAGCAGGCATTCTCAGCGTTGGCCATTATAGTACTCCCGAAATTGCAGCACAGTGGTATTCTGGCACAATACCTAATCCAGAACAGTTTACAGAATTTTATCAGCAAGGTTCTTACAGTCAAACACAAGTGCCTATTATTATCAGCAGTGATCAAAGCAAAATACAGCTAGGGGCCTAATATTTTTCTGGTAAATACATTATGGCACTATACAAAGGTTTTAGTACAATATCAGGTACTGCTAATTTTAGGTTAACAGACTTTGACCTTGTAAAACAAGATTTATTAAATCACTTTAATATTCGTAAAGGTGAAAAATTAATGAACCCTGATTACGGAACTGTGATTTGGGATCTTATATTTGAACCATTCAATGATGCAACTAAACTTGCTATAGAAACCGATATTAAAAAAATTGTGGCATCTGACCCAAGAATTGCTGTACAAAGTGCTGTGATTACACAATACGATCTTGGGGTGCAAATAGAACTTGATTTAATTTTTGTACAAACAAATCAAATTGACAAATTACTGTTGCAGTTTAATCAAAATACCAACGCTATTACTAGACTGTGATACCTGATTTTTTCCATAATAAATACATAAAATGGAACAGGTATGGCCAATACAACCAGACAAAATAATTTATTAGTTAATCAAGACTGGACCAAAGTCTACGAAAGTTTTAAAAACGCTGATTTTCAAAGCTATGATTTTCAAACATTGCGAAAGGCAATGATTGATTATCTTCGTTTGTACTACGCTGAAGATTTTAATGATTACACTGAAAGCAGTGAATACATTGCTCTAATAGATTTATTGGCGTTTCTAGGGCAAAACTTAGCTTTTAGAAATGATCTTAATGCCAGAGAGAATTTCCTAGACACAGCAGAGCGTAGAGACAGCGTATTAAAACTCGCTAAACTGGTAAGTTACAATCCTAAAAGAAACATTCCTGCGTCGGGTTTTTTAAAGTTTGACAGTGTACAAACTACAGAAGCTTTGGTGGACAGTAACGGTATAGACCTTACCAATGTTATTGTAAAATGGAGTGATAATACTAATATAAATTGGTTTGAGCAATTTATCACTATAATTAATGCAGCACTGCCCACCAGTCAAAACTACGGCAAGCCTGGTAACAGTCAAACAATTGCAGGTATTAAAAATGATGAATATGGTTTAAACATAGCTCCTGGTAGCACACCAGTGTTGCCTTTTCAAACTTTTATAGACGGCACAGACTTTGGATTCGAAGCAGTGGGTGCTACCAGTGTTAATGAATCTTACATTTATGAAGTGCCGCCAGCGCCGGGAAACCTATTTAATGTACTTTATAGAAATGACAATAGAGGTAATTCCAGCAATAACACAGGATTCTTTTTTTACTTTAAGCAAGGACTTTTACAAAGTCAACAATTTACAGTAAATGAAAAATTACCTAACAATATTATTTCTATAAATTTCGACAATATTAACAACACAGATGTATGGTTATATCAATTAAACAATGTTTCATCTATCAGTCAATTATGGAGCAAACTGCCCAGTATATCTGGGTATAATATCATATATAATGGCGCTAGTGCAAATACCAGTTATCAAGTTAATAGCAGAGCCAATGATCAAATTGATTTAGTTTTCGGGGATGGTACATTTGCAGCTATGCCGTTTGGCAATTTTAGAACTTACTTTAGAGTGAGTGCAGGACTAACTTATAAAATTACACCCGATGAAATGCAAGGAATTCAATTTAAAATTCCTTATATCAGCAGAAAAGGCCGTTTAGAAACTTTAACAGTGGTAGCTAGTTTGAAAAATACAGTTATTACTGCCACAGCCAGAGAAAATATAAACGATATAAAAAACAAAGCGCCGCAGCAGTATTACAGTCAAAATAGAATGGTTACCGCTGAAGACTATAATACCTTTCCATACAGTAATTTTAGTAATTTAAGTAAAGTAAAAGCAGTTAACAGGGTTAGCAGCGGCACAAGTAGGTATTTAGATGTATTGGATAATACCGGGCGTTATAGCAGCACAAACATTTATTGTGACGACGGTATTCTATATAAAGAAGATGCAACCAGTACTTTCGATTTTACTTGGAGCACTACTAGTGATATTAATAAAGTTATTCAAAATCAAATTTTGCCTGTAATTAGAAGTAAAACACTGTTGCATTTTTATTATGAATATTTTAATAGATTCAGTCTAAGCAACATGTATTGGTTTAGAAGCACCACAGGCTCAGGCAGCAGTACAGGTTATTTTGTAAACAGTTCAGGCACTGCTCAACAAATAGGTGCAAATGTAACTGGTAATAATGTTTACATGAATCAGGATAGTATTATAATTTTTAGTCCTGGCTCAGGTAATTATTTCGACAGCAGCAATACAATCCAGCCTATACCTTCGTCAGGCATCATTCCACTGAATGGGCAGGAATATCTTTATGTGGCTATTACTAGTTTAGTGGGTAACGGCAGTCAAGGAACTTTAAGCTCAGGTTTGGGACCTGTGGCATTAAGCGATAATGTGCCACCCGATGCACAAGCTATCACAGTAATTCCAGCTTTTAGTAATAGTTTTACTTCTAGTTTCCAAGTTGATCTAATTAATTTAATATCAACTTACACTGAATTTGGTATTAGATACGACCAATATTTAAGAACTTGGAAAATTATTACAGCTCAAGACATAAATCTTACCAGTGATTTTAGTCAAACTTTTCAAGGCGATACTACAGGCTTAAACAAAGATAGTAGTTGGTTACTGAGTTTCACCCTTAGCGGCACAATCTACAGTGTTCAAAGTAGAGGGTTAGGATATGTTTTCCAAAGCGTGGATGAAACAAAATTTTATTACGACAATTCTACAAAAATTTTCGACCCTGTAACCGGCAAAACTATTAATGATTTTATAAATGTGCTTAAAGTAAACGGAGATCCAGACACTGGTACAGCCCTAACAAATAACATTTATTGGTATGTATATAATCAAACTGCAGAGTCGGATGGGTATGTTGATAACAGCAAAGTACAAGTAACCTACAGTGACAGCAACGACGACGGAGTGCCAGATAATCCTGACATTTTTAATATAATTGTACAACCCAGTGTAAATCCAACAACAAAATATGTATTTTTTGAAAAAACATTTGGTTACGATAGTTTTGTAACTTTTACGCCCATTTCAAATGATTTAGTGGTCACTACCTTTGCAACCAAAACTGCTTTATTGCCAAACATCAGTAACTACCCTTCGGGACAGATATTTTACACAACCACAGATGAAAAATTTTATGTGTCTACTATTACAAGCACAAGTGCTACAATAGTTGAATCTACAGATTATGTTGCAGAAATTGGCCGACAAGATTTAAATTTTCAATATAGACATAATGCACCAGGTAATAGAAGACTAGATCCTGCTCCTAATAATTTAATAGATTTATATTTGTTAACACAAAACTATGAAGATTCATATAGAGCATGGGTATTAGACACAACCGGCACAGTAGCAGAACCCACCAAACCCAATGCTGAAGATCTGAGGCTGGCCTATCAAGATTTGGAAAACTACAAAAGTGTTAGCGACGCATTGATATACAGTAGTGCAACATTCAAACCACTTTTTGGCAGTAAAGCTATTCCTGCGTTACAAGCAACTTTTAAAGTTATTAAAAATCTTAATACAACTATCAGCGACAGCGAAATAAAAAGTAGAGTGTTAACTTATATAAATGCATTTTTTAATACTGCCAATTGGGATTTTGGAGATACTTTTTATTTTACAGAATTAGCAACTTATGTACAGCAAAGTATGGCACCTTATGTGGCCAGTATGATAATTGTGCCTAATAGCACTAATCAAGTGTACGGTAGTTTGCAGCAAATTACTAGTTTACCTAATGAAATTTTAATCAGTGCAGCAACTGTTGAAAATATTGAAGTTATTAGTTCTATTACAGCAGCACAATTAAACCTACAAAATTCTGTGGTAAATACTATAATAAACTAAAAAAATCCAATGGCTGTCACTAAAACTTTTCCTTTTTTACCCGCACAGTTTCAAAGTGAAACTAATAAAAAATTTCTTAATGCTACTTTGGATCAGTTGGTCACTGAATCTAATCTTAAACCTATCAGCGGATACATAGGAAGAAAATTTTCGCCAGGTGACAAAGACATTAACAGTTTTATTAGAGAACCTAGTCAATCAAGGGCAAATTATCAACTTGAGCCAGGCATTGTTGTAAAAGATAACTTAAACGATCAAGTGGTTTTTAAAACCACTTATCCAGAATTTTTACAAAAGTTAAATTATTTCAACGCAAATATTGCTGATCCAAATAAACTTTTTAGTAACGATTACTATTCATATAACCCTTACATAGATCCTGACAAGTTTGTAAATTTTGGAGAATATTATTGGATTCCCGATGGCCCTGCACCTGTTGAAATTGTATCAAATGTAGATGAACTTAATAGAAATTATTATGTAAATTTAAACAGTGATAGAAAAATAGTATACCTGAATGGATACGAAAATATTCAAAATCCTATTATAACACTTACACGAGGCGGAGTATATCAATTTGTTGTAAATCAAAAAGATTATCCATTTTGGATTCAAACAGATCCAGGAATTTCTGGCTATCAAATAAACAACAATAATATTAGCAGTAGACAAATTTTAGGGGTAGCTAATAACGGAGATGATATTGGGACTATAACTTTTGCAGTTCCTGTGCAGACTGCACAGGATCAATATATTAATATGAATATACTGCAAAATGTAGATTTGGCGTCAAATCTTACATATGCTCAATTACAGGGCGTTTTACTTAGTGATATTGTTGCTGATTATGGCGGTATAGATGGACAAAGAGATAATCTTAACGGCAAATATATCATACTGACCAGCAACAGTCAATTTGATGCTGACTGGACAGCAAATAGTGTCACAGTGCCTGCAAATCAACGATATGGTATATGGCAGATAGAACTAACTGTAGTTGGACTAGACACTTACTTTAACTTAAATTTCTATCAAGCCTTGCCAGTTAATAATAAAGTGATTATTACCTCGGGTGTAAATTACGGAAATACACAGTGGTACACTAATCCCGACTATCAAATAGCTAGAATTCCTGTAATAACGGCTAATTTAGAAAAATTATATTATCAAATTGGCAATTTAGCGGGTGCTGTGGGCACAATAAAAATTGCAGATCCTGGGGCAAATATTATTGATATTGAAGATGAAATTCTAGGAAAACCTCAATATCAAAGTCCCAACGGTATTAAGTTTACTAATGGTTTAAAAGTAAAATTTGATAGTTTTGTTACTCCCGCAAGTTATCAAAATAAACAATTTTATGTAGAGGGTGTAGGCACTGCGATCAAGCTTATTGCAGTTGATAATTTAGTCTTTAATCCAACCCAAGTAACAAGTAATTATAATCCAGCCGACAGTTTTACTGATAGTGCTACGGCACAGTTAGCAGTTACAAAAGATAAACTTACAATTTCAACAGTAGTTGACCCAACTGATACTTTAGTGGGAACTTTTCCTAATTTAGCCAATCCAAATAACATTATTACACAAGATCTTGATTTTCCATACCCGTACAGGGGCGGACAAAATAGTCAAGGGGATCATGCAAGTCTTGCTTTTGAAGCAGGACCTATAGGCATAACATTACCAGGTATTCCAATTTTTGGAACTGTCAACGGCTGGACAGTGCCGGGAGCAAATGGGACCACATTTAATTTAGTATCTCAAGAAGCAAAAGTAAATGGTGAAGATATATATTCAGGTACAGTTGATGTTAATGGAGTTTATCACTATGTTGGCAGTGATTTTATTACTGCCAATGCTTGGGGCAATGTTACTGGATTCACTGGGGGATATACACAAACAGATGGTCACAGTAAAATTATGGGATTTGCAGCCGATGGGTATCCTATTTACGGGCCTTTTGGTTATATAAATCCTGCAGATAGTAGCAGTCCAGTGGTAAGAATGGTAAGTTCTTATCAAAATTCTAATCTAAGTGATAACAGGCCAGGTAGTAAGTCTGTAACTGTGACCGCTAATACAACAGCTAACACTTATATAACTGTTGACAGCACCTTTGACTTAAATCCAGGCATGAGAGTCACGGTGAATACTGCTGGATTACCAGTCAATCAATATTGGATTATCAATTTAGGCTTAGCCAGTGCAACAGGACCAGATCCTTTTCCAGGCGGAACAAATCAGATACAACTCAATAGTAATGTTACAATTGTAAAAGACACTACTATTACTTTTGAGTATTTGCCTGGCGTTTTTGTTGAAGATTGGATCTATATTCCAGAATCAGGCACTTTAGATCAGTATAATGGAAGATACTGTGTGACGCCAGAATTTCCAAATGGAACTTATGCTTACTTTATAACTCAAGATATAACCAACACACCAACTTACCCTTATTTTGTTGGACAAGCTTTTTATGGCAGTACCAGTGTAGATCCTGTTATTAGTTTGCAAGATCCAGATTATATTACAATTAACAGAAGCAGCAAAGATATCAATGCTTGGACTAGAAGGAATCGTTGGTTTCATAAAGACATTGTCACTTTAACAAGTTTGTACAATAACATACCTTACCAATTGCCTAATGAAAACAGAGCCAAAAGACCTATTATAGAGTTCGATGCAGACTTACAACTTTATAATTTTGGAAAAATAGCTAAACAAGCAGTTGATATTTTTGATAATACCACAATTCAGCCTTTTTTAACTGTTGAGGGTGCTTCGGGTGTTTATTTGGATCAAACTTATCTAGCAGAAGGCATGCGTGTAATATTTGCAGCAGATCAAGATCCATCTACTAGAAATCGCATTTGGCAGGTAACTTATATTGATCAAGACAGCGATATAGTAACTCCTAAAATTATTCATCTTGTTCCAGCTGATGACAGTGAAGTTCTTGAAAATGAAACAGTGGCCGTGTTCAGCGGTGTCACAAATATTAATAAAACTTTCTGGTTTGATGGCGTTGAATGGCAACAAGGTCAGATTAAATCAAGCTTGAATCAAGCACCTCTATTTGATGTGTTTGATGACACTGGAACCAGTTTAGGCAATCAAATAAAATATCCAATAAGCAACAGTGTATTAGGTTTTAATGGAACAAAATTGTTTGGTTATGTAGAAGGCACTGGTGTTGATGACAGCGTTTTAGGTTTTCCTTTGGCTTATCAAAGCATTAATAACATTGGTGATATTAAATTTGAAAATTATTTTGGTACTGATACTTTTACCTATAGTTTAGATAAAATAGATTATACAAAACCTATTAATGTTGGTTTTATACATAAAAATACATCTTTAATCGAATTTGACTTATTAAACACATGGAACACAGTAGAATACTCATCTAAACAATTTCAATTGTTTAACTTTATATTCGATGGGTTAGAAAATATTTTTAACATTGATGTTGCGCCTAATGCCAACATTGTTGATCATAACTTTTTTGTGTTTGCAAATTTTAAACAAATTCCATCAGACAAATATAGAATATACACAGTCCCAACAGGCAAGTATCAAGTTTGGATAGACCCCACAATCCTAACTGAAAATGATAGAATTACAGTTAGAGTATATAGTGACAGTGTGAGCAATAGCGCCTATTATGAAGTGCCAGTAAATCTGAACAATAATTTACTTAATTCTGCATTTACTACAGGCACCTTGGGTGATTTAAGAAATCATTATAAATTAGCCACAGTAGATAATTTGGATTTTGCTGGCACATTTCCGGGCACTAGTAATCTCAGAGATATTTCAATTGATTCAAATACAGGTTTAATTTTACAACACGCGGCACCTTTAAGTTATGCTATGATGTTCATTGACAGTGAACAATATGATTTTGTAAAGGCTGTTAATTTTTCTCAACAAGAATATATAAAGTTTAAAAATAAATTTTTAAATTTAGCAGAAACAGGCAGCAAGGTAGTTTCTTGGACCACAGTCCAAGCAGTTGATAACATATTGGCAAAAATAAATGAGTTTAAAACCAAAGATTTTCCATATTTTTACAGCGGCATGGTTCCTTATGGCAGTGACAAAAACACAATAACTTACACAGTTTTTGACCCTACCAAAACAAATTATCAAATTTCTTCAATATACGATCCTGCTAATCTTGATAATCGTGCTGTATTAGTTTATCGCAACTACGAACAACTGTTGTATGGGCATGATTATACATTTTCTACAACATTACCAGCTGTAGTTTTTAACAGTAGTGTAAATTTGTCTGTTGACGACGAAATTACTATTTTTGAATATAATAATACTGACGGTTGTTGTATTCCAGAAACTCCAACAAAATTGGGTTTATATCCAAAATTTGGTCCAGAGATAATTGTTGACTATACTTATACAACACCACAAACATTTATAAGAGGACACGATGGCAGTTTAACTCCTGCATTTAATGATTTTAGAGATAACTTACTGTTAGAATTAGAACGCAGAATATACAATAACATCAAAGTAACTTTTGATAATAAACTTATTGATATCTACAAAGCTAAACCTGGCAAATTTAGAAATGATGATTATACTGTTGCTGATTATAATAGATTTATAGCAGACACTTTCTTGCCTTGGGTAGGTTTCAATAGATTAAACTATACTAATAATACAACTTTTTATCTCGAAGATCCGTTCTCGTACAATTACGGACAGTGTTTAGACATCATGAACGGTGAAACATTGCCTGGATCTTGGCGTGCGTGCTATGAATATTATTATGATACACAAAGGCCTAATACAACGCCGTGGGAAATGTTGGGTTTTAGCGAAGAACCAGACTGGTGGCAAACTACCTACGGTCCGGCACCTTACACTGCAGGTAATCAAATACTATGGAATGATCTAGAAGCAGGGCGTATAGCTGCAGGGCCCGATGCAGGTATTGATTCTAGATTTGCTAGGCCTGGACTTAGCAATTATATCCCTGTTGATGAAAACGGCAATCTTAAACCACCGCTGGGTTTTTTAACAAAAGATTATGCTAAAAAGTTTAATGCCCCGTGGTTTGCTGGTCAGTACAGTCCAGTAGAAACTGCTTGGAGAAATAGCAGTAATTATCCTTATGCAGTTCAAATAATTCTTGCATTAACAGATACAGCGAAATATTTTGCTCAAGGTGCTGCTGTAAATCTTATCGAATATAACAGAACTTTAAACCAATTTATTAATGCTACCACCAATCAAAGATTAGTTGCTGACGATGTTTTGATTAATGGATATGACTATTCAACTGCAACAATAAATCGCACGGCCAGTTATATTAACTGGATCGCAGATTATCAAACTAGTCAAGGAATAGTAGATCATTCAGATTTACAAAATTTTGTGCAAAAATATTCTGTAAATTTAATTTATAGAATGGCGGGTTTTACAAACAAAAATACCTTAAAAGTTTTGGCAGAACAAAATAGTCCTCAAAGCATCAACACATCTATTATAGTTCCGGACAGTGATTATAATTTATTGCTTAATAAATCAACCCCTTTACAAAAAATAAGGTATAGTGCTGTAGTCATTGAAAAAGTCAGTGACGGATTTAAAATTAGTGGATACGACAATGAAAATCCATATTTTAATATAGTATTGCCTGAAACCAATGATAATCAATATTCAACAAATATTGCAGTTAACAGATATCAAGTAAAATGGTACACTAAATTTAGAACCGTAAGAGCCAGTGTACCCTACGGAACTATACTTTCAGATTTACAACAAGTAGCAAATTTTCTTGCAGGATACGAACAATGGTTAGTTACTTTAGGATTTAGATTTGAAGATTTTGATAAAAATCTTGGAGAATTAAGAAACTGGCAATTGAGTGCCAAAGAGTTCTTATTTTGGGTGCAACAAAATTGGGCTGCAGGTAGCGTTATAATTATGAACCCTGGTGCAGCTAATATTACTTTTGTCAGTCGTATTGCTGTAGTTGATGCTTTGAACAACTCTGTTTTAGGAAGTAAAATACAAACACAAAATTGGAATATTTTGTCTGACAGAGATTATACTGTTTCTAGGGACTTGGTAAACAATTTAAATATTTTTAGTTTAACACTTAACAATCAAAGTGATTTAATAGGACTTATTGTTTTAGACACTGTTCAGTATGAACATGCATTGATTTTTAACAATAAAACACAGTTTAATGATGTTATTTACACTCCTGAATCAGGTCAAAGACAGTATAGGCTAAAACTAGTTGGTACAAAAACACAAGCATGGACAGGCGCACTTAATCCGCCAGGTTATGTATATTCTGATGGTTTAGTGGCTGCGTGGTTGCAAAATACAGATTATCTAAAAGGAGATCTAGTAGAGTACAAAGGTTTTTACTACACAGCCAGCAAAGATATAGCCGGTAGTGAACAATTTGATTTTACTTTATGGTTGCCTGAGGCAACCAGTAATGTAAGAGCAGGACTAATAGAAAACTTTGCTACTAGATCAAAGAAAAATGAAAACTTTTATGATGTTGATCGAGTTAATTTAGAACTAGACGAAGACAATCTAGCTTTTAATCTAATAGGATATAATAAACGAAACTATTTGGTTGATTTAGGATTAACAGATACCAGTCAAATTAAATTCTATCAAGGATTTATAAAACAAAAAGGTACAAAAAATGCTATCGATGCGTTTGGCAATATTACTCTTAATAACCAAAACACATCGGTTGAACTAGGTGAAAATTGGGCTGTTAGAGTTGGAGAATACGGAGCCATAGATATTAATCGTTTTGTTGAAGTTACTCTGGATGAAGAATATATTTTAAATAATCCTTCTAGTGTAGAAATAGCTTCCAATAATGTTGTAATATACAATTCATTGTATTCTGA